CAAATGCCTTGTATGACACAATTACTCTTCAACCCACTGGGCCAAAAGTGGATAAATTGTCTGAGCCTAGCCCCGACGATAGTCGTGCAAGTAGAATAATAAAAGATTCTTCAAAGATACCGGGACCTACAGACATAATTCGTGGGATAGGACAAGGTATAAATGATGCCGCTCAATATGCTTTTGGTGACACACCGTACATGCCTGTCACTGAAGGAGACCCTAGATATCGTCCGGGCACAGTTCCTCCTGGCGTGGCTGCAAGCATGACCGCTGACGAAGATGTTGTAGATGACGAGCAGTCGTATATGACTCCAATCACAGTGTCTGAAGAAATTGCTGCTACACAGACATCTGGGGCAGGGGACGCTGATAGCACAGACAAAACAGACGAACCAAAAACCGCCGCACTGGATAAAGCTACCGCGTTAATTGAACAACGCAAAGCGAACAAGACTGCAGATTCAACTACATTAGCAAAAACAGAAAGTGCTGAAGTAGCAACTAGCACTGTGGATAGTATTATTAAAACCCAGTCTGAAACTGATAGCACTTTAAGCCCTAAGAAAAAAGCAGAGGCCACAGATGAGGCTCTTGGTATTATCCCTAAAGGTGAAGAGCCTACTCCGAAAGAAAGAATGAAGGCTCGTCAGGCTCTTATTACTGAAATGCTAGGCGCTGACAAAGCAAAAGATATTCGCACAGATGCAAATTACAATCTTATTATGACAGGTTTAATGATTGCTGCAGGTGAAAGCCCTGATGTCCTCACCAATGTAATAAAAGGTGCTGCGGCGGGTCTCAAGGGCTATGCCGAAGTTGTTGGAGATAAAGCCGAGCAGAAAAACAAAGAAGAAAGAGCAATAGCTCTTCAAGCAATAGATGAGGTTCGCTCTGAAATTTCTGCAGAAAAGAAGCAAGACTATGACTCTATGGTCCGTAAGGCGCAGAATCAATTTACTTTGAACCTTCAAGAAAAGAGGGACATGAATGCCCTATCTCGCCTTGATAGACAGCTTGATTCGACAGAGCAGATGCAACTAGACCAGTTTAGATTTAAGGAAAAACTGGCTGACAGGTCCTTTGAAGAAAATGTTGTCCTGCTTCAATTAAAAGATGAGCAAGCAGCTAGTCTTCAACAGGACGCGCAAAACTTTAAACGAGAGATGATAGAGTTTCAAACCAATGCTGACTCTGAAAGTATGAAGATGGTTAAAGCAATACAGGCCGCAGGTGACTATGGTTTTGAGGATGCTTATGCTATATATAAATCTACGTCTTCATCAGCCACTTCAACGGATGAAGCAAGAAGGTTGGATGGTCTGCTAAAAATGGGACTTTCTCCTAGTCAAGCGTTTCTATTTTCGGGAGCCGGTGTTACTAAAGAGTTGATAGATCAACTTGGGGTGGCGGGGGCCGAAAAATTACTTCAGGATAAGGCGGCGGCGAACTCAGTAATTGAGTTGACAACACCAAAATAAGGGGGAGTCATGACCTTATATAATTACGAAGGTCAGACATACAACCTTGATGAGGGTCTGACTAACGAGCAAGCAATACAGAAAATACAATCTCACCTGCAGTCTGCGGGTTCCGCTCCCTCGTCCCCCGGTCCGGTAGTCGAGGATGAAGACCCTATTGTACAACAAGCCCCAACATCCCCTACTCAAGAGTCAACGACTCAAGAGATAGGTGAGGGGATTGCTTCTGGTCTTATCGCCATTCCACAAGGAATCGCGGAACTCGGTGCTGCCGGCGTTGATCTTGTCTTTGACACAAACTATGCGCAGGACGTTACAGACTTTGCAGATGGTGTTAGAGCTATGGCAGGTATTGATCCTGAAGGCGCTGCCGGAGAAATTGCAGAAGTAGTCACTCAGTTTGTTATCCCCGGTCTTGGTGCTGCGGGCGCTGTTAGTAAATTAAGCCGTCTAAGAAACGTCCCGAAGATGACGCAGAGACTAGCACAAGTAGGCGCTGCAGGAGTAACCGACGCTGTCGTTGCCACAGATGGTGTTACAACACTCGGTGACTTTTTTGGTGGCGGTGTTACACAAACAACAGATACCATTGGACTTCAGGGCAGAGAAGCTGCCGCCGCAAAGATTGGCAATAAAATAAAAGTTGGGCTAGAGGCAATGGGCGCTACTGCTGCCGTTGACCCTATATTAAAAGCATTAGGCTATGGCGGTAAAGCCGCTGTTAAGGTGGCAACACCTATTACGGCACCTATTGCAGGCGCTGTTTCCAAAGGAACTAGGGCCATAGGTGAGAAGGTACAAAAGCTTGCCGACGAGAATGAATTAGTAGACAAAACCTTATCTGCTTTCCGCTCTCGCGGTAATTTAAGCGACGAGCTTTTTGAGGCTAAGTCAAGAATTACTGGTGAGGTTGACGCCGAAACAGGGCAGGTAGCTAGAACCCTTGTTGAGATGGAAGACAACATCAAGGTTGCTTTGAAAAACGGAGAGCAGGTTCTTGGGGATGCTTCTCCTTTGACCAAAGAGTCTGCTATGAATAGCTTCTGGGCGTACCTCACAAAAGACGAAGCTTTTTTAGCAAACGCTAAAGCTCAAGGTGTGCCTGCTTTAAAAATGTTGCCGCAATCTATGCAGTCCGCCGCTCGTAAGGGTCGAGTGCAGGTAGACCGGCTTTCCAAACAGATATTAAAATCAGACTACCTTACCCGTGAAGGCTTGCCGACTTCTGAGGCGCAAGCTGCCGAAGTAATTAAGGACCAACTAGGGTCTTACATGCGACGCCGCTATAAGATATTTGAAGACTCCAAGTATTTAAAGTCTGGTGAGTTTACTCAAGCTCGTAAAGACACAGTAGATTATTTTATGCGAGCACCTTCTGCCGCTAAAAATATTATTAAAGAGCTACAGATGGAAACGGCCTTTGATGATGCCGCAGATTTTCTTGTTGAAGGTGGGCGGGAAGTAATGACTCGCGACGCCGCCGAGCGGGTAACCGATGCGTATGTGGCAAACTATAGTGGTAAGGCTACCAGACCAAAAGGCAAACCTGAAACTCAAACTGTAGCAAAGAACAGGTTGAGAACAGGACTGTTTCAGTCTAAGCAGGCAAACAATCAACAGCTACGGGCATTGCTTGGAGAGATTAAAGATCCTCAAGAAGCTCTTGTCACGACTGTTGCAGACATGGCTGAGTTTGTAGCTACTGACCGCTTCTATAAATTTATTAATGAAAATTTAATTGATGACGCTTCAGGTATGTTCTTGTCACAAGAGCAGTTCTTAAAGCTTCCGAAACAAGTAAGAGAATCTGAGTACACCCAGCTAAAAGAAGGATTTGGTGCGCTAAAAGACAATGTCTACGCAAAAAACAATGTCTACAAAGACCTGACAATGCAGACCAAAGCGAACACTAATGATGTTTCAAATGTTATGCGCGCCGCGTATTCAGGTTTTTTAAAAGGGAAGGGTATTACTCAGTACGCCGCTACTGTTCTATCTCCTGTCACACAAGTTCGTAACTTTACATCTTCTTCTTTGTTTGCTTTAGCACAAGGAAATGTAGGAACAGGTGCCAATCTATTTGATTCAGTGTCTGTCGTTTGGGATAATATTTTAAAGCGCCCCGACAAGGAAAATTATTATAAGAACCTGCAACGTATTGGTGTTGTAGGTACTCAGACACAGATAAAAGAAATGGACCTCTTGATTAGAGAAGGATATGGAGTAACGCGGAAAGCACAAGAAGATGCGTTAGGCATACCCACTACATCCAAAGCAGGATTCGAGCAAACTTTAAAGAACGGTAAGGCTGGTTCTTTTCTTCGTAGTGTAAACAACAGAGCCAGAGATTTGTACCAAGGTGGTGATGACGTTTGGAAAGTTTACAACTTTGAGTTTGAGAAGAACAAGATACTTTCTGCCCTCGGCTCAGAAGAGGCGGTGGTTAGAGCCTTCGGAAAAAGCTCTGATCAATATTCTGCAGACATTGTAAAGAACACTGTACCTAACTATGAAAGAGTGCCGGAAGTCATTAAAGAACTTCGTAAGCTTCCTGTTGGTAACTTCATTGCGTTCCCCGCAGAGATACTTCGCACAAGTGCAAATACTTTAAAGCAGTCTCTTGATGAGTTATCTTTTAGAGTAGACGATAAGTTCTTAGCTAAGTTTGGCGGCGATCAAGCCGCTGCTGCTGCTGCCGCAAAAAAGATAAATGAAATCGGCACCCGCAGACTAATGGGTTTTACCACTACCACAATGGTAGTCCCGACAGCCCTTCAAAAGATGGCTATGGATCTAACAGGTGTGACTCAAGAACAGATGGATGCCATTAGAGAGAATGGTGCTGATTGGGAGAAGGACGCCATACTACTTCCAAGCAGTGTGAAGGTTGACAGTAACGGTAAGACGCAGGTCACCGGCTACATCAACTACAGCTTCACTAACCCATATGCTTACCTAGCTGCTCCCGCTAGAGCAATCTTAAACGCAGTTAGCAAGGGCCAAGACATGGGCTCTGACACAAGTAAAATTGCAACCGATGCTGTTATGGGTGCAATGGCAAACATGTTCGCACCTTTCGGGTCAGAAGCAATTCTGACAGAGCGCATACTTGATGCTACTGTTCGCGGCGGCGTATCACGGACAGGCGCTAAAGTTTATCGTGACGAAGTAGACACCCCCGGCGATAAGGTACTAAAAAGTTTTGCTCATATATCAAATGCTTTTGTTCCAGGTGTGGCAAAGTTAGCTTTTGAAGTTAAGGGGCAGAAGAAGGAGACTCAAGCACCCGGCATTGAAATGGGGCGTCTGGTTAGAGCCTTCGCTGGAAACACTGTGGACCCTGCAGGAAACGAAAGACACATTGCACAAGAGATCTTTCGTGCTTTGACAGGTATCACAGAGACAGAAGTAAAGCCGGACAATATTCTATTGTACCGAGGCTTTGAGTATGGCAGGCAGATGCAAATAGCATCTCAAATATTTAACAGTTCTGTATCTACTAGAGGCGCGTTAGACCCAGAAAACGCAATTCAAACCTACATCGAATCTAACGAAGCTCGTTATCGTGTTATGAATGAGATGTATAGAACAATCGAGAACATGAGAGAGATGGGTATGGAGCCAAGCGAGATACGCCGCGCTCTAAAAAAGAACAAGGTTGCAGAAGTAAGCGCCTTAATGAGAGGAGACTTTATTCCTTTCGCTCCCAGTAGTGAAATAAGAAAAAGGGTTCGTGAAAATGGAAACAATTTACCGTTAAAAGAGATTAATGAGATACGAAATTCTTTGCGTAGCCGCAAGCTTGGCGAAGCACCAGCACCAGAAACACAGGAACAAGAGCCGACAACTATGGACCTCGGCCCTGTGACTCCGGTACAATCACAACCAGTTGCTGCAGGTACTGTCCCTCCATCAGTGCCAGCGCAAGCGGGAGCCGTTCCAGCCCCACAGTCGGCTCCCGCATCCTCTTCTGTTAGAAACAACCCTGCCTTTATGGGCGGGGATCCATTCTCTGCATTGAAGAACATGCTAACATTTGGGAACAACTAAAATGATGAAATCAACAGTGCTTAACGAGCTTCGTCAGGAGCTTGCTGAAGACGAGGGATGCAAGTACGAGATATACTTGGACCATCTGGGCCTACCTACATTCGGTATAGGTCACCTTGTGACTAAGGAAGACAAGGAACATGGCAAGCCTGTCGGCACAGTCATTGAGCAGGAGAGGGTACAGCAGGTATTCAACCTAGACATGGCTGTCACGATTAACGATTGCATGACACTGTACTCTGACTTTGCACACCTACCTGATGAGTGTCAGAAGATTGTTGCCAACATGATG